TGCCCATTCTTAAACCATAAACAAACCAAATATTTAAAAATAAATTTATCATGGCTCCAACAAAAAGATAGATGACTACCTTTTTTGATAGTTCTTGAGCTTTAAATAATTGTAAAATGTAATTGTTTAAAATATGAGATACCAAATTAATTATAACGAATTAATGAAAGAATTTGAAAAAGCAAAAACTGAAAAAGAAGCAATTATTGCTACTAAGGAAGCAATAAGGGCAATTTTTTACTTTCTAAAAATAGTCAAATTAGAAATAAATGAAGAATTATACTCAAAAATTGATGACAGCGGGAAGAAGTATTTTATAGGCCTTGTTTAAACATTTTTTAACGTTTTTGTAAATATGAAAGGACAACGAGGAGGAGCGCAACCGGGAGGAGGGCGAAAATCAAAAGCTGTTGAAATAAAAGAGATTGAGCAGTTGACCGAACTGCTGCCTTCAGCGATTGCGACTCTTCGTTCTTTGCTTTCGCCACAAAATAAAAATAAAACTCTGCGATTCTATGCCGCAAAACTTATAATTGATAAATGTGTACCTGAAACCTTGACAATGAGCGGTAAAATTGTCGTTGAATGGATTAAAAATGAAAGAGACAAAAGTAACGATACCTTATTGTCCGCGAGAGACAGCACAGCTGGATTTGCGGAATATACACGATAGCGCGGCGAGATTTCGTGTTGTTGTGGCTCACCGGCGATTAGGTAAGACGACACTCGCTAATAACGAACTAATCCGCGCGGCGTGTACAAAAAAGGGTAATTACTTTTATGTCGCGCCGACATATCGGCAAGCGAAGCTTATATCTTGGGATATTTTCAAGTATTATGCAATTCCACAAATTGTTTCAAAAGTCAATGAGAGTGAGCTGTACATTGAATTCGTGAACGGGAGCAAAATTCTATTAAAGGGCGCGGATTCACCCGATAGCTTGCGCGGGGTATCGCTGGCGGGATTGGTGATCGACGAAGCGGCGTATTGCCGTGAGGAGATATGGGCAACGATACTTCAGCCCGCATTGATAGATACAGGCGGGTGGGTGATGTTCATTTCCACTCTTAACGGGTACAACTGGTTTTGGGATTTATTTGTCGAAGCGGAAAAAAAAGAGAATTGGGCGCGGTGGCTGTTACGCGCAAGCGAAACAAAAGTGATAGTGGACGATGAGCTTGAACGGCTCAAGGGTGAGATGAGTGAAGCGATGTACGCACAAGAATTGGAATGTGAACCGAGAGAGAATGCGGGTGCTGTGTTCCGTCGCGTTAAAGAGAATAGCGTACTTACGCCGAAGGAACCAGAGGAAGGACGCGAGTATGTAATAGGTGTTGATTTGGCTAAGTATCAGGATTGGACAGTTTTGTCAATCTTTGATATAAAGACGAATGAGCAGGTGTATCTTGACAGATTTCAGAGAATTGACTGGTCTTTACAACAAGAGAAAATTAAAGCGGCGGCATTCAAATATAACAATGCCTCTGTATTGATGGATGCGACAGGTGTAGGCGATCCGATATTAGAAGGACTGCAAGGACACGGGGTGAATGTGGAGGGACTGCATTTAACCGCAAATTCTAAAAAAGATATTATCAATAAACTGGTCATAATGTTATCGCAAGACCGCGTAAAGCTCTTGATGGATGAAGCGCAAATGAGCGAATTGGAACAATACCAGTACGAATTGACGCAAGCGGGTAACTTGCGGATGAACGCGCCAGAAGGCAAGCACGATGATATAGTGATAGCGGACGCGCTTGCGGTATGGATTTTGAATGAAAAACCCGAAGGATATTTTAAGCCACTTTTGAATAATTTTTCGCCTCAATGGGCAAATACGCTTGTTGACTGGCGAATGACATAAAAAAATGAAAAATTTAATTCTCAAGAATTATTTTTTCGTTAATAATCCTCAAGGAGGAAAGGTAGAATCATTTTATGAGTGGTTAATTAAGCTCAAACTTCACGGCAAGCAATCCCGTGCGAGATCGCGCTTTGTTAAAATGATAACCGAGAGAACGAGAGAGATTGACGAAGAGCGCATAAAGTTGGCTGAACAATACAGCGAAAAAAACAAAGAGGGAAAAGTTATCTATCTTACAGCTAAAAAAGACAAAGACGGAAAAGATGTTGAGACAACGAACAAGCAGGAAGCGGCGAGCGTCAAAATTAGCGACTTAATAGCGTTCAATAAGGATTACGCTGATTACCTTAACGAGGATTTGACGCTTGATATTACGCCAGAAACGCAAGAAACTATCTACGGAGTGCGGGATATTCTGCTTAACACGGAAGAAGAGTTTGAGGGTGTGATGGCTATGAGATACGATGAGATATGCGAGGCGTTTGAGGGAATTAAAAAAGTTGATGAAGCTGAAAAAAAAGCAGAGGGGAAAAAGTAATATGACACATAAAATATACAAACTATTTGGCGTTAAAGTGTGGGAGGTTGTAGAGTTAGGGAGTGAGGCAACACCTGAACAGTACAAGCAAGACGCTCAAGCGCTAAATTCATCAACATCAACCGCTACAGCAAGCGGTGAAGTTCTTCTTTGGACGAAAAAAGAACAAGAAAATTTAGCGCAAGATCACCGATTGTAAGCTATGAATTTCTACGTAAAAAAATACAAAGAACATTCTCACCAGACGATTGATAATATACGCGCGGCACAAAAGAAATACGCAAAAGAGATTTTGCAGCCATACAAGGAAGACGGGTCGCTTAACGCTGAATACATAAGAACTTGGGGAACGAAAGGATTAACTTCAGCGCCGCTGGAAGCAATCAGGAAGCTGGGCAAGGAAGACTTGAGAGCGGTAAAAATTTTAGATGAAGCGAGAAAAAAAGATTATGAGAATAAAATTTGAAGAAATTTTTGAAATTACATCTTCAAAACATTTAATAATCAAAAAAGCTCCTTTACGGGTTGATGGAATTACGGTGAATTGTTTGATGACATTGCCGGGGACTCTCCTTGGGATGATAGACTGGAATCTTTTTGACAAAAGAGACCTTGAAATTAAAGAAGCTAAAGATGGAACGATAGTTATTGTTGGAATTTTTTAAAAATATCAAAAAATAAATAATGCTTAAACAACTCCGCTACACAATAAGCCAGATTGAACGAACGTTGAGCCTTAAAAAGACTCTGCGCTGTATGCAGTGTGGCAGGTTTTTTGCAACATATACACTCGGCTTGACTGGGGGCGAAATTGTGGTACAATGCAATAAGTGCGAACAGAAGAATGTGTTTGATTTTAAGTGATTTTTGGAGAGATTAAAATAAACGCTAAATAATAAATTATAGGCATAGGACAACCAGTTTTCATTGTTGACCGCTTGTAACAGCTAAAGAGATGTCCCTCAATAAGACGGTTATCGATATAATTTAAACCGTTTTAGAGCCGTGAAGCTTTTTTTCTTTTAAGGAGTAGAGCTTTGCGGCTCTTTTTTTTATGGCATTAAACATAATACGGAACATAACGCAGAGGATATTAGGACGAGGCGCGGAGAAGTTTGTCGCGGAAGAAGGTGCGGACGAATTACAGGGATTGTTTGATATTGGTTTAAGTGATAAAGAGATTATACGGCAGGTGAACATTGATATGGAAAGCGCGATGCCTCTATATCAGCAAATGCGCGCGATACAAGATGATAACGAGAAGTATTATCTTGGTATGCAATTAGACGGATCATTATTTTCTTATGAAATACCAACAGCAGAAAACTTGCTGTATATGGCGACCGAAACAATTCTATCAATCATTACATCTCGTAAGCGCGAACCGATAGTATTGGCGGCGCAGGATAACGACGAGAGCAGAGACTTGAAGGAAAAGACTCAACAATACTTGACGTGGAAATGGCACGACGAGGATATGGAGATTAAGTTTGAGGATTGGGTACGCCACGCGATGATTTATAGGATTGGAGTACTAAAGGCACGATACGATGAGAAGCGAGACGATTACGAGATAGTCAATGTAAGACCACAGAGGATAATGATAGACAAGGATGCAACCGATGAATACAACGCGAGATTCATTATTGAGTTTAAGGACGACACGCTTGGAGACCTTTTAGAGATGTTTCCTAAGGCGAAACAGGAACTTACAGAGGCGTACGGAGAAGAGTTAGGAACTAAGATTACATACGTAGAATACTGGACTAATGAATTTGTTGTCTGGAAGGTTGGGGGAATTATTTTAGATAAAAAAAAGAACCCAAACTGGAATTGGGATGAAAAAGACAGAATGGAAAGTCTTAAAAAAATGCGCAAACGCTGGACGGACAAAACGCAAAAAGACAAACTTAAAAATATTCTGTTGAATTACTTCAACGAACCGAGAAAGCCCTACGTTATTCTTTCTTTGAAAAATTTAAACAACAGCATTTACAGCTCTACCACTGATTTTGAACAAGGCAAAGTGGTGCAGGATTTAGTCAATAAACGAAAACGCCAAATTGACAAGCACGCTTTGCGCTCACTTGGACGAGAAGTATACAGCGGGGCTGTTTTAGACAAAAACGAGGCGAAAAAAGCCATTGTCAATCCTAACGCTCCGTTATGGATAACGCGAGGAAACGCATCCGATGCGGTTACATTTCTTGCGCCACAACCGATGTCGCCTTCTCTTATGCAAGACTTAGCCGACAGCAAACAGGCTTTAGATAATGTAATGGGCATACACGGAACGACACGCGGCGAACAGGGGGCAAATGAGACCGCAAAAGGACGCACTATACTCAAAGAGGGGGATTTTGGCAGGATAGATATGATGAATAGAAGGATTGATAAGAAGATTGAGCTTCTATATGGCTGGATGTGCCAGATGACAAAGGTTTGGTACACGGAAGCGCATTTTGTGAAATTGTTAGGACGCGAAAACGCTGAACAGTACCTGCAATACAGTCAAGACGATATGGAGGACGGGATTGAGGTAATGGTTAAAAGCGAAGTTACTGTTGACAAAGCGCTGGATCGCGAGCAGATGGGAGAACGGCTAAAAGCGGGAATGATTGACCCTTTAACATTTTTTGAGAAAACTGATGAACCCAAGCCAAAAGAGATGGCGCGAAGATTTATTTATTACACGTTAGACCCGAAATTGTACCTTGCGACGTTTGCGGTAGACGAAAATACAGAAGGCGCGGAGAATGACCCAGTGATGAAGGCAAAGCAGGAGCAAGAGGCGATAATGAAGGGTGAACAGGTACAGCCGTTTGCCGGAGTAACAGCAGACCATTTGCAGGAGCACGGAAAGTTTATGAAGTCAGGAAAATTTACTAATCAGGAGATTGAAACACAACAATTTATGATTGACCACGTCCGTGCTGAAGCGGAAACGCTTAAAGGTATGGCGCAGTCAGTTTA